CACGGAACAAATAAGGTTTGATTTCTAAATCCATTCCGCCTTTATAAACAGGATCTATGTTAATTCCTTTTTCTTGTAAAAATTTTATTTTGGGTGCGTCGTCATAATCAAAAAACCTGTTAATGTCTGAATTTCCGTAAGAATTTGCAGCATTTTTCTTGAATGATTGTTCATACATATCGTCAACTACAGAGGATATTTTCAAATCGTATTTATTGGCTATATCTCCATAATCGTTTTCTAACTTTAAATAAGAATCTTTGTTTGCAACTCTAAAAGGTTGAGGAGATCTAGGTGTGTAAGCGTCTGCTGAATAAATTTTGTTTCTAGCATCAACTACAGGATCAAAATTTTGCGGTTTGCCAATTAGTTGTATCTCACCAAAACCAGTAAAGGGTTGATCGAATTTTGTTACTGCTAAACTTGGAGAGGGTATGCCGCCCATTTCGTCAAATTTTTTGATGGCTTCATTTGAAGTATTGTGTAAAAAAACCATGTCTCTTGGCTCACTCATAGATTTTGATTTTGTAAGAGTTTCAATTCCTTTGCCAGCTTTTCCCGCTTTCAGGGCGGCGGTACCGATTGCGGCTCCGGGAATTAAATCTATAGCTGAAAGTAGCTGACCGAATTTATCACCACGTTCCTGGGCCAACTGATAAGAAAAACCAGGAAGAAATTCGCCTATGCCTCCCTGTTGATAAGGATCTAAAGTTCGTAAAATTTTCTGAGACGTTTGAAAAGATCTTCTTGGATCTCCGTCGGCAAATCCCGCTCCTTGTAATAGGCTCGCTAATCCTTGTACTCTTTTTTGAGCTGAGGTTTGCTCTATAGGATCTATAGATCCTACGTCTGGTTGTCTTAAAGGTACGGCAGCTAGTTTTGACTGAAAAGAATCCAGAGCAGAAGGTTCTTCAAAAACATTTACATCGTCAAATCGCATGTAAACAGTATATCAACGAAACGGCGGGCCAGTAAACCAAGCAACAACGACAAAACGCTCGCCTTTCGTGATTGGCTTGACCTTGTGACTCAAGAATGAGCTGAAAATCACCACTTCACCCTTCTCTGGCCGCTTGCACATTTCATTCTCGTTGTATCTAAAGCATATTTCGCCGCCCTCGAAGTCGTCGTTCAATAAAAGGCTCATACTTATCTTCCTGGTTGCAGCTGTGCCCTCCGGTCCTATGTCCATGTGATACTCATAACCATTAGAAGGTGCTTTGTAGGTGATTATTTGGGCCCTTTCTATGCCATTTATGTCGTATTTGAAGTGTTTATTGGCTGACATAGCCACTTTATTAAGGATCCTATACAAACGTGTCTGTTTTTCGTCTATAAACCGGGTTTCAGCATCCCGAACGGATTTATTTTCAGATTTTTTTCCCTGGGTATGAATCCTAGCCGGTTCTGGATCTGTTTCTACCAGGTAATCCAGGAATAGATCGACTTCCTCCTCAGAAAGTAGGAGGCCTGTGACTCCATGCTTAGGTAATATATCAGTCTTCGTCTGCATGATAATTCAAAGACAGCTCTTCTCCAGGCTGAATCGTCCTTATGGTGTATAAATTGAAGATCCGGTAATCATCCCAATCAAGTTTTTCTATCAAACAACAATTTGGATCCTCGGTATGATTTACAAAACCACCAAGTGGCGTTCTTATGTAACCTTTGATGATGGGAACCTTAATATGCGTCATGCCCAGGTCCAGGCCAGCCTCGATTCTTTCATTTGCAAAGACTCCGGATCCTTCAATATCACTTTCGCGGACCTCCAAGTTTTCTGGCAGTGGTTTGTAGTAAAACTTGTTGAACTCGTAGTTCATAAACCAATTACTGTTTGTGCTTTCGGAGCTGTTGTTGTCTTTTCCATTCGTTCAGCTCCTTTTTTGTTTTAACAGATCTCTGCTGTTGCTGTTTCATAATCTCCCCAATTCTTTTTCAATGTATCTAACCAGTCCTCCATGGACATAATGCAGATCTTATCGTTTTCCTTGGGCCAGTCCAGGTTTATTGCATACAAGGGTACGCAGACTCGGATGGGTTTTCGATTGAATTTAAAAATGAGAACCGGGATATTCGGGCCCGCGCTCTCGCATACTTGATTCCACCAGGCAGACTTTAGCCAATCACCTTCTTTGTAAAACTTACATTCGACAGAATGAAAGGGCATGTTTAGATCGCATAGATCTTTTTGTTGGTATTGATCCAGGTTACGTTTGGTTTCGTAATCGATGTCGTTGTCCAGGAAGAAACCATTTAGGATCTTTGCTATATCACGCTCGAATTGAGCTCCCTTGTTTCTGCTGTTGATAGGCATTGCAAGAGTGTCTCAAAATTTGCACAAAATTACAATCGTAATCAATCATTTTTTTTGGTGATCTTATGTGTAAAACCTAGTTATATACATACCCGCATACGTCGGCTGGCTCCTGGGGGTGTGGGGCCCCAAAAAAAGCAAAAACCAGGGAAAAAACCGGTCCCAAGGGACTCCAATTTGTTACGCGTTACTGTTGTGCTCACAAGTTGCACATAGTTGCAGAAAGATATACATGTAAATACAAGCAAAAAAGCCTGTAAAATCAATAACTTACGAGCCTTTTTGTTTTTTTGTAAAAATATTTGGCGCCTGGCTGGAAGAGGGCCATAACTAAGTTGCCAGCACTACTTGTCCTTTGGTGAGTAGTCGCCCTTCTCAGCTCCAAGTAGTTGGCCAAGTCTTTCCTTAATATCATCCCTGGACATCTTCTCCAGATTGGCATTGATATTGATATTCTGGGATCTATTGATCGATAGTCCGGCAAGCTGGTTGAGCTCCTTGATCGCAGAAACCGCAGCGTTGAACTGTCCGTTCTCGTAAGCTGATTCCATCACCTTCCACAACATGGTCCCGGTCTTCTGTGGTGTGATCGCATACTTCTCTGCCAGCTCGTCTTGTTTGATCCGGATGGCCTTAACCACGTTCGGGTAGTCCTTACCATTCAGCAGTTTGTTAGCAGACTGACTTGGAAATTCATACCCGGCTTTCCTGGCGGCTTCGGTCTGACCACACGCACCTTCGGTGTAGTGCCAGACAAAGCTCGTCTGCATTTCAGTCAAGCCATGTTCTTCATCCTTGTCAAACTGAACCGGTGTTTCAACTATTGGTTCTTTATTCTTTTTTGTTCTTGGCATATTAGATCTCCATTAAACAGGGTACAGAGGGTAGTGTATAGCTGTTTATAAATACCCTAAATGCAACCCATAAGAATACGTTCTTATAGGCTATACTTAACTACCTCTTCTATTTACTATACACTATACCCTTATATCTCTTATAACCAAGTAATATAAGGCTTTTTAAGAGTGCACAGTAAATCCTTACTATACCCTTTGCTATACCCTCCCACTGTAAACTTACACACATACATACAAATATACGCACACATTCGCACATATTCATACACACCCCTACAACACCTGGCCACCCAAATCAGTGTACTATGCACTGTTCCAGTCACCTGGTGTACCACCATTCTTGTACTGCAATCGCCATCCTATGTAACGCCATCGCTGGCATAAGTAGCGCTATAATAATCAAGACCACACCCAGGACCGCAACGAATAACCACACCGACAACCACTCCCGGATCGTCTGTCTAATCACTCCAATTACCTCCAATCGATCCCATCGAATCTTCCTCAACCGGTGTGTAGTCCAAGTCATAGATCTTCTTGCCGTTACTCCTACGGGGTTCGATGCCTCTCTCGTGTAAGACACGACTCGCTTCTTTGAAGTCAGGCATCCTCGGTGCCTTGATACCAAGATCTCGTAGCAGCTTAGTCATTTGTACTGGCTTCGCGTATTCATTACCAAAGTTGACGTGCTCCAGGATAAGATCCTCAACGCTGGATTGTGTTCGATATGCTTCGTTACTATCATGCAAGAGCTCACGCTCGTCCGGTGATAAAAACCAATTCTTCTGGCCAGGCACATACATAGTTTCCTTCACCTGGGCCCACAGTTGTTGCATGTTCACCCCATGATTGACATTGATGTCTCTCACCGCGAGAACCCAGAATCTACGATTACCCGACGTGTCCGTCAAAAATTCTCGCGCGTTGACGCTGGCGTAGAAAGCCGTACGTCTTTGATAAGTAGTGAAGGCTCGGTCATACGGCAGCCTTAGCTCGTCTGTCCTGGACGTTACAAAGGCCTTGAGCTGGTCTATGTCCGACTTCTTAAACGTGGACTCGATCTCGCCTAACTCCACAATCCAATGGCTTACCGCC